GTTCTCCAGATGATTACTCAGATGAAGAACGGATTACAGAAGCTCCAAGTTCAGGCGTCTATATCGCCGGCACTGTTGTTGTCGGGGTTATTGGTATGTTCTTTGGTATTCCTCCATTCCTCTTATTCTAAAGCTGGTGGTGTAAACTCAAATACGATCACTTCTGGTTCTTCAGCCACTTCTGCTACTGGAAGCGCTACTTCATCAACAGTTACGAATGATGATGGATCAACTACAACAACCACCACTACACCAACAATTACAACGACAACTACTACCACAGTAACACAAACTGAGGTTCCTAACATTGTAAAAAACCCCACCTTTACAAATCACTTAGGCGGTGGTTCTTCGGCAGATTGGTCTATTACAACTTGTCCAGGCGGTTGTGCATTTAGTCCTGCTGTTGGATTTATGGCAGGCAATGGTGGTACAATAACACAGACATTTAGTCAAACTGATCTTTTTGGTAATGATATTGATTCGACAGAACAGGGACAAGGACTTTCATTTTCCTTTGGTGCAGAAGTAGATAATGATCAAGCAAATAACAATATTGCAGATACATGGTCGATTCGTTTAGAAATGTTTGATTCGGTAAATGCATCATTAGGACACACTGAAATTGGCAGTACAGCAATATTTGGCCCAACTATTCAAACTGGTAATTTAGAGATAAATTCTGGGTATGTCCCAGCCAGCGGGGTGTTGACGCTGTTTGGGGATAGTGCTCTTAATGGAGGAACATGTTGTGCTGCTTATATTAACGATATCTTTACTACTTACGTGTATAATAGTATAGAATCGGAAATAACAAATGCGACTACTTATTCTGAGTTAGTTAGTACTGTTAGTTGCGAGACATTAAATTCTTGTGTTGCTGCTCCAGTGGATACAGTTGAATTGGTAACTACTATAATTCCTACTGAAGTAAGTGTTAATACTGAAGTTGCAATTTTAGCACCAATGACTATTGCACCGATAGCAGAACTACCTACTCCCACAATACCTGTGGCCACGGTAGAAACAGTACAAGAGATAGCAGAAGTTACGTCAATTGAAACGGAGATAGATAATGAAATTGAAACCAATACAGAGGAAAGTGGAAGTGATATCGCAAGTAACGAGAATGAAAACCCCGAAGTTGGATCAACGGATACTGGGGTACGAGGAGACTCCAACGCTGAAGCAGACGGAGAGGAAGAAGAGAATACTAAACCTGTGGGTGTAAAGAAAGCTGAGAAGGCTTCGCCAAAAAGACAGGCAAAACAAAAGGCGGCAAATAAGATCGTCAAAAGTATGGGAAAAAAACGTTACGATGATACTAATCAAGTAAAAACTCTTATCGTTATGCAGGTGTTGGGTGGACAAAAAGAATTTTTTAATGTTCAAAAAATAATACCTGATACGCCAAACTTCTTTACTAATACAACAATACCTGATAATAGTATATCAGATAATAACTATACATCATATTTTTTGTTCGGAGGAAGTGACAGTGATCATAATGCATTGGTAGAAAGTCAATACAGGAGATGAAGTCATGGTAGCAGAAATAATAGCAGGCATAACTCTTTGTAATAGTGCATATAAAGCTATTAAAGATTGTATCGGTAATGTAAAAGATGTTAGTCAAATAGCTGGTCATTTAGATAATCTCATTGATGGTAAGAAACAGATCGATGAGGCGGTAAAACCTTCTAGCATAATTGCTAGCAAGTGGTCTAGAATGATGGGATCAAAGGGTATAGAAAATGTAGGGTCGTTGTCATTAGGTTCAATTGCACAGGAAAAAATAAACCAGAAGCTTGCAGAAGAAGAATTACGCAAGGTACGTTCTATGGTGAACCGCCGATTTGGCCTGGGAACATGGGAAGACATCATTATGGAACGTGATGAACGTATTAAGAAATCAAGAACAGCAGCACAAAAACAAAGATTAAAGAACCAAGAAAAAATAGAAAAATGGTTTGAAATAACAAAGAACACGGGAATATTAATAGCGGTAATTATTGGTATGGGTATTGTATGGATGTTATATACCAATAGGTGGGGTTTTTAAATGGATGAATTACAAGCAATCGGAACCCTATGGCCAATATTAATAGCTATAATATCGTTGATTGTAGTTTTAGCAAAAATGCACTATGCAATAGGAGTTCTTGAAGAAAAAATCAAAGTAGCATTTGATTTAATAAATAAAATTTCGGAGAAGAGGTAATGGCAGAGGTAGAATTTGCAGGAGTTAAATTTAAAGGTGGCAAGATGGTTGCTGTCGTTATGGCATTAAGTACACTGGGTGGTGGTCTGTATGCAGGCTTTGAGTTCTATAAGGACTATATGAATATGCGTGAAAAGATTGAGAAGTACACCGCTCCAGACTTGTCAGAATTTGACAAGAAACTTGCAGTATTGCATGAGGAAATGTCTTCTCTAAAAACAGAGATGGCAGGAGTGGTACAACTTGAAAAGATAATCAAGGAGTCTGCTGATGATGCGAGAGATTATACAAAGGATATTAAGAGAGATTTAAAGGAAGAAATCCACCATATGTCCATACAAGTGGATAGCATAGAAGGGCGTGGTAAGGAAGCATTTCGTTTAGTTCGTGAGAGTATAGAGACAAATGATACTAAAGTACGTAAGATGGTATCTGACGCCACAGATCGTTTTGATAAACGCAGAGAACAAACCCGAAACGATATGGAGGCTTTAGAACTAAGAAGTAAAATAGAGATGAAAGATTTGAAAAAGGACATATATAGTAAGATAAAGAAAGCATTGGAAAATCCACTTGCTAATATGAGGAAGTAAAACATGCACCCAATATTTCAATGGCTAATAGGTATATTAATAGTTGGAAGTATGCTCACATTATTTGTTATGACCTACGTACCGCCTGGAGGCTAATATTATGCAAGAATTGACTTTAGAAAAGATGAAGAATGTTATGAGAGGTGAAGATTATGCCAACGCATTAAAAGAATTGGTTATAAAGGAACTTCAATGTGTGTATGATCCAGAGATGCCTAGCATTAACATATACGATCTAGGATTAATCTATACATTAATTGTTAGAGAAGATGGATCAGTATTGTGTGAGCATACGCTTACAAGTATGATGTGTCCATTTGCAGACGAAATCTGTAAAAATATTAGTGATGCAATCAAGAGCGTAGAGGGTGTGACTGATGTTGAACGAAATCTCGTATTTGATCCACCTTTTTCAATGGCCATGGTTTCAGATGAAAGTAAAATGATTATGGGTTGGATGTGAAGTTTATGTGACAGCAGATTCTAGTATAGTAAAATACGCATGGTTGGTGTGTCAAATAGACATACCATTTTTGCATACCTCTCTTATACATAGTTGTGTAACATTTCACTACATAGGAGAAATTGGAAATGATAACCAGAGATTATTTTGGTTACGCTGATCATTCATTTGATATCGTAACAGACAAACTAAAGAAGATGTACCAAGGTGTTGGAAAATTAATCCTATCTTTTGGATATGCAAGGGCTGCAGGTGAACTTTCACGAGCAGGGTTGCATAAAGAGGCAAAAGAACTAATACTTGAACTTACAAAAAAATAAAAATTAGGCCTTGACAAACTTACTTTTATGTAGTATAGTATATTATAAGTTGAATTGAAGAGATAAATAATATTATGGAACTAAACGAATACACGCACACTTTACTTGCTATTGGATGTATGTTTGGCACATACTGGCTTGGTGGTTATCTTAACCACAGAAAACATACTGAAAGAACAATTTCAATTACTCTAGAAGCTCTAGAAAAAGATGGACTGATACTTACCCAAGATGATAAAGATGGTGAGAAAGATATTGTTCCTATTTCCGAAATCATAGCAAAAGCAACAAGAGATGCCATCTCCAAATAAATTAGTTACATTAGTCTGTACACTACTGACTACTACTGCCCTTGCGACAGAAACCCCTTGTGATTACCAATCCAAGGATAAACTGGTCTATGAGGGCAGTATAGAGTCTGTACGTGTAATCAAGAAGGACGTACAGAAATATGTAGAAGATACTCGTAAATGCACGATGAGGTTAGAATCACGTGTATATGGTAAGTGGTATCCATCTACAGGAAGTTTTATCTTTGGCCCTGACATGAGTGAGGTTGATGCCTGTGAACGTGCAGAGAATCGTGCAAAGATAAAAGTAATGCGTACTATTATACCAGAAACCTTAAAGAGTGAAAAGAATCTTAAATGTGACTTGACATCTCCTAAGAAATCGTGTAAGGTAGTATACATAAATGCCTTAGTAGGCGAATTTGGTCAACAACAAGTAAGGATTTTAAGTTGTGATGAGAAGTGAAGATTTAATGAGAATGGTATTAGTTGGTATTTTTGCCGCTATGATCATTTTCGCATTGAGTGGGTGTAAAACAGTTAACGGTTTGAAAGAAGATGTTTACGATGCACGTAAATCAGTTTCAGATTTTGTAAGCCCAGTTGAAACTCCAGTTGAGAAGGAGATAATAGGTGATTAAAATTATTATTGGAATAGCAATCGGATGTATGGTATATGCATACTACCCAGCAATTGGGACGATTGCAAAAGTGAAATTTCTTGAGTCAGGTGGCGCAAGAGATTCTTTGGTTAATGTTATGAAGGAGATTAAATAATGAACGCCAAACTACTCGCAACCGTATCGGTGGTTGCACTAACCCTTGGCGCTTGCGCTGCAAATCAACCTGTTTCTTTGGTTGATACACCAGAGATTCGTTATAAAACTCAAAAGGTTGAACGTGCTGTTTCTGTTATACCATCTTGGTATAGTGAAATGCCTCAGAAGAAAGGTTCTATCTTTACCATAGGTTCTGCAACTGCTCCAGACTTACAACTCGCAGTTGATATTGCTACGTTGAATGGTAAGGTTGTTCTTGCAGATCGTATCAATGGTAAGTTGAAAGCGATGACTAAATCATGGATTGCCAAGTTTGGTCAGTCTGATGTAGATGCTCGTGTTATGACAGAGATCGAAAAGGTTGCAAAGAATGTAATCGCAAATGTCGATGTCGCTGGTTATAATCCCGTAAAGATCGATGTTACTGCGGCTGGTACTCAGTATCGTGCATTTGTTCTTCTAGAGTATTCCGATAAGGAAGCACAGAAGGTCATCTTCAATCGGTTACGTAAGGATAGAATGGTATATTCTCGACTACGTTCCACAGAAGCGTGGAAAGAACTTGATAGAGAAGTCAATTCTTCTGAGAAGAAAGATGAGGGAAAGTCACTACAGAATCTTGAAAATGTAATCAAGAAAAACAGGGTGGTGAATGAAGACCCTTCTGCTTAGTTCAGTTCTAGCACTATCTTTGAGTGGGTGTTTTATGCCTTCGGGTATAAACCCCACTCTTGGGTGTTCTCCTATAACTGGATGTCAGCAGAAAGATTTCTATCTGCCGGGGAAAGGTTATTGGGCCCCAAAACAACCTATGTTACAAAAGAAGTCAACATATGGTGCAATTGGTGGTGCGGCTCTAGGTGCGTCTTTGGCAAGTGATCCAGTATCAGGTGCAATTTATGGAGTAGTAGGTTTAGTTATCGGTTATATTGTAGGAGACACTATTGACAAAGTTGATCAGATGCATGCTGCAATGGTAATAAACTATTCGTTTAATAACAATACATCTGTTACGTGGCAGAATCCACGGGGAAATTTTATTGTTAAAAATACTCCATTAAAAACTACTGGTTCAGCAATAAAACCTTGTCGAGAATTTATTACAGAAATTGTAGTGAATAATAAACAAAAACAAATGCGAGGCACAGCTTGTCTTACTCCGAAAGGGGAATGGGTAATGAAAGAAGTATATTAATGACACACGATACCAAAACATCAACACCACTAAAAGAACACCATGAATTAGTATGGTATGTTAAGTGGACATCATCTATCATTATTGTTATGGCGATGATTGCTACCTCAAATGATATGTATCCATATAATATGGTTTTACAGTTCGCTGGGTGTTTAGGATGGTTGTGGGTATCAATTAAATGGAATGATCGTGCATTGATTGTGGTTAATGCGGTTGCTTGTGCGATATTCATCAACGGTTTTGTAATGTTTTTTAAAGGATAAATAATAGTATGGCGAAGAAGAAAATAACAGTTGAAACAGATAATTCTAACTGGAAAGCACCAAAGGCACGTAAAAAACGTAAGCCTATGTCTGATGAACAAAAGTCAGCGGCAGTAGAAAGACTTGCAAAGGCAAGAGAGAAGAAAGCAGCTGCTGATCCTTCTTATGGCAAGTCTAATATTCATAAATCTCTATGGGATTTGCCGACAGACCATCAGTTACATCCTGATAAGGTTAAGGTGTGGATGAAGACCCAGAAAGAACTTGCTTCTGTTGAACGTGCTGGTGTTAAGAAAGATATTAAAGGTTCGATTGCTAGACTTGCAGACCATGAAGGTTATGTAAGAGAGATGCAATCTTATCTCAAACATGGAGATTGGTCTGCTATGTTTTATGGTGAACATCAAGAGAAGAAGATTCGTAGTCGTAATGTAGCTCTGGGTTACTATTGGTATGGCCCAAATATAGGACAACCTAAACGTGACGTTGGAACATTCTATCCAGACTTAGGGGTGGTTTGGGAAAGAGATATGGAAGCATGACCGAAGAAAATCCTTCAGCTGATATTATACAGGGCCCTTGGAAGAAAGGTAGAAAAGTTGTATTACCTGATCAAGAAGAGGTTTGGAAAACACAAGAAGATTTGGCATTTGCTGATGATTTGACTGAGCAAACTATGGTTCAGTTTATTCATACCATGAGTGAAAATGGTTTTAATATTAATGGTGAGTCTTTTATACAGAATATGGCATTTGTAATTGAGTGTGTGAAAGCAACTATATATAAAGAGATGGATTTAGAACACCCTTTGGTTACTCTCATGGGAACGATCTCAAAGGTTACTTTGAGTGAAGATAATGTATTAGAGGGTTCGATTGATCCAGAAATTGTGACAGAAATAAACGAGATTATGTTAGATGAACCAGACCCCGAAATTTCATAGGCCCTTCTCTCCTACTATCATGGAATCTACTGTTCCAGAACGATTTGTTAATATAATCAATGATTGTGTTGATCCTATTCTTAGTGATGATAAGAAGTCCATAGAATGGGATTGGTCACATAAACTGGTAGGTAAAGTTCATAAAGAAATCCAGATACCTATCTCAAATGAAGATGATATAACATACACAAAAAAGATTATGAAGACTGCCTGTCTATCTTATGTTGAGGAATTGATTAAAAGTAATACTGCCTACGGTTGGAAGAAGATTGCTGGTGATGCAAAACCAACTATACAAAATATTCATCTAACACAGAGCTGGGTGGTCAGTCAGTATGCGGGCGAGTTTAATCCTTGGCATCATCACAATGGGAACTTCTCTGCTGTGATCTATCTTAAACTACCCCCTAAGATGCATGATGAGATTGTAGAGGATAACAAGGATCATTATCCAGCAAGTGGATTGATCGAATTTATGTTTGGTGAGAACCAAGAGTTTCGTAGTGACAATCTTAAATTTAAACCAGAAGTGGGCAAGTTGTTGGTATTTCCATCATGGCTTAAACATTTCGTATATCCCTTTCAGAGCAAGGGTGAGAGAAGAAGTATGAGTTTTAATGCTCATATGTTTGTACAAGAGACTTGACAAACTTCTTTAAGCCTGGTATAGTAAGTAATAATAATGAACGTAGGATGAATTTATGATATTAGTTGATATGAGTCAAATTATGATGGCAAACATTATGATGCAAATGCACATGTCTAAAGGCGATGAGCCAGATGAAAGCATGGTAAGACATATGGTTCTAAATTCTCTACGTATGTATCGCACACGTTTTCTGTCTGAATTTGGTGAGATGGTTCTCTGCTTCGATTCTAAACATTACTGGAGGCGAGAATTTTTCCCAGAATATAAACATAGTCGTAGGAAGGGAAGAGCTACAGATGATAAGAATTGGGATGCTATTTTTGGATGCCTTAATATCATTAAAGATGAAGTTAAGACACATATGCCATACAAGTCAGTAGAGGTATATGGTGCAGAGGCAGATGATGTTATTGCTACATTATGTTCTGAATATGCAGAAGAAATTATGATACTATCTGGAGATAAAGATTTTATTCAGTTACAGAGGTTTCCTAATGTGAAGCAGTATAGTCCTATTACCAAAAAGATGATAAATGGTGAAGACCCTGTTAGATACATAAAAGAACATGTATTCAAAGGTGATACCAGTGATGGTGTTCCTAATGTACTCTCGCCAGATAATACCTTCACTGATGGTCTACGACAGAAACCAATGACTAAGAAAAAGATTGCAGCTTGGATAGATCATGATTTTGATGACGTTGCACCTAATGATGAAGTGAAACGAAACTATCAAAGAAATCGTAAGTTGATTGATTTGAGTTTCGCTCCAAAAGAGTTATCTAGCGAGATACTAGATACATATAGGGACTCACCATCAGGAGATCGTAGTCAATTACTAAATTATTTTATAAAAAAGAGGTTAAGTATCCTCACTGAATCGATAGGAGAATTCTAGATGTCAGAAAATTACACACCGCTTTATTCGGAAATTTTGAGTAAGCTTTCAAAGATTAAATCAAAGAAGGATAAGGTATCACATTTGCAAAATTATAATGATGCTTCACTTAGGATGATCATTAAATCTTCTTTTGACCCTAAAATTAAATGGTCACTACCAGAGGGCGAAGTTCCATATAGGAAGAATGATGCACCAGAAGGTACAGAACATTCTAACCTAGCATATGAGGCACGTAAATTGTTTCATTATATTGAAGGTGGGAACCCGAAACTTACTCAAAATAAACGTGAATCCATGTTTATTCAATTACTAGAAGCACTACATCCAGATGAAGCAGATATTCTTATTGCTGCAAAAGATAAAATTCTACATCGTATGTATAAGGGCTTGTCTGAGAATGTGGTAAAAGAGGCATTTAATTGGAATGATCAGTTTATGGTTATTGAGGATGCTGGTTATGATCAATTGCCGGGGCCTGCCAATGGATAAGTGGATTTGCCCTGATTGCGGTCATGTGCATGAAGGTGACGAATTACCCACCGAAGAATGTCCAATTTGTGGTTGTCCAGCAGAAGAATACGAAAAAGAATAGAACTTTATAGCGAATTGCCTTGACAATCTCTATCATGTGTGTTATAGTATATTATAAACTGAGAAAACACACAGAAAGTTAATGTTATGATGAATTTTGAAGAAGTTGCCCAACGAGTCGAAGCAATGCGTCAACAGGTTGAAGCAATGGATGACATGGAACGTGATGAGAACGGTATGACCAAAGAAGGTGCTTTTGAATTCAACGGTCAGGTTCAGGCCCTGTTTGTGGCTCTGGATACGTTTGAGGATGCAATGGTGCAAGCAAAAAAAGTATGATTCTTAATATCACAGGTTCTTGTAAATCGACTAGGAAACTAGTTGATTCTGCTGCATGGAGTTATGCAGAGAGATTGATAGGTAAAAGGTTGTTAAATACCTTATACATCGATATCAAATTAGTAAGAAATTTGACTGATAAAGAAGGGATGGAAGGTTCTTGCATCTGGGATGAATGGGAATCAAAATCTACTCCACGTTCTTACACTATCGAGCTAGACTCTAGTGTATCACTTAGAAATATATTAATCAGTCTTGCTCACGAATTTGTGCATGTTAAACAGTGGATTTCTGGTGAAATGTACGAATATGAAGAACCTAATAAGGTTAGGTTTATGAAAAAGAAAGTGGATACCTCTAAGCTAAACTATTTTGATTATCCTTGGGAAATAGAGGCGTTTGGTCGCCAGTTGGGATTGTTCGTAAGAATGTGTGAAGATGACGGTATTGCAGGCCGTGAAGATATGATGGAGATAGCATAGTGTGACAAAAATATCACACTCTAAAATAAAACGTCCAGAGGGCCTTTACAAATTGCTTAAAGTATGATAGCATTAGTAATAATTGAAAAAGGAAAGTATATATTATGAATAATTATTTTAGTTACATGGCTAAAGAAAGTATCGAAGAGGGTTTTGATGCTGGAATGGTTTTCCCTAGTTTTAAGTCTGCCGCAAAAATTGGAAACAATCTTATTACTGTTGCGAATAGTCCAGCTGGAGTTGTTGGAACTGTAATTAGGTTTACAAATAAAGTTCCAAACTATATTGCGAAAAGAACTTTTTTGGAAAAACCAGAAGTGCGTAAACGTAGTTCATCTGAAGGTTTGTCTGGGGTTCCTATCAAAAAGTTTTTAATCCCAAATACTGTTTTTAAACTTATCGAAGGTGGTAAAGTTAGGAACGAAGATAAATTAATTATTGACGCTGCAATTAATGCATAAAAAAGTCAAAAGGGACTTTACAAAATAGTATATATAGTGTACTATAATATAATAACAAATTATATGCTGGGTATGAAGGCATATAATTCAACATTGCAAAAAGGAGTATAACCATGCAATTACTATTTGACGTAGAACGAAGCCTAAAGGCAAACCCCCCAAATTATCCAGAAGATAAAGGTATCAATTGGAGAGAGAGAAAGCGTGGAAAGCTTTCATCTTTAAGAACAAAAGACAGCAAAGGTGTAAGTCTGCAACCAAGAGAAAAAAGTGTTGAACAGACACAAAGAGGTACAGAACATTCATTTAAAGTTAATAATGTTATGTATGATAAAGATGTTATGGTTGCAGCATTATGTGACGATGGTGTAGAAGAACTAATCTCTGGTTTCGGTAGAGAATATGCCTTTAACAATATGGGTGTTGATACCTATTTTTGGGATGTGGTTGAGTTTGATAGTCCATATTGGAAAGCAATATGGAAAAGGAGACTTAATTCATCTAAAGACCATATTGGAAATGGAACTCCAAATACCGAAGGAACTTATCTAAAGGGCCTTGTAGAACTTAAAAACACTAAAGGTTTTAATTTCAAAAATGATGATGAAGTTAAATTGGCATTATTGGAAATGTCTGATGGACAATTAGATGATGATCAGGTAGAAAAACTTTTTAAGAAATTCCGAAAGAATAATAGTGTAGAAGAGGGTGTTATTGCACTTTCACAAAAAGATGCAAATACAGCTGCAACTAATTTGGGTTTACCTTCAAGTGGATATGTCAAGGACACTTCTTCTAAGGCATGGGATACTTTAGGTTATGTTCGACATAATGGAGATATTAGTAACAAGATTGTTGATTTTGTCAACCAATATGATAACTACGGTCAGAAAATCCTAATAACAGGATTTATTGAATATGTTGTGCATGACAATATTGGGAAACAGAGACAAGCATGGCTTAAACAATTTGAAACTGGTATCGAATGGATGAAAACCCATTTGGATGAGAAGTATCATGACATTTTGGAATTTCAAGGATTTATTGCCCAGATCAATACAAGGGACAATTCTCAAGGTGGTAATCCAAGAGAAAGCGGTTTAGTTGATGTGAATGGAAAAAAAATCACATACCTTAGTTACTTAGGAAAGCATTTGAATTAATGGTTTTGCTTTCTATAATCGGCCCTCCTGCTGTCGGAAAGAGCTCTATCATTAGAGCTCTTTTCAGTGAGGAATATGTTAATAAACCGCCAAACCTAATTGAGCCTAAACCGCTTTTCAAATGCACTGAGTACAACGATTACCTATTCACTGGTAATCGTGTTCTCTTACTTGGACAATATGATGAAGGGACATTTTCTGGAAGCGATTCGTGG